GCTCGAAAACGTCGACGGGCTGAAGAACGCCCTGGGCGCCGAGCGCAAGAAGGCCGGAGATCTGGAAACCAAGATCAAGGAATACGGCGACATCGATCCCAAGAAGGCGGCCGACGCTCTGAAGAAGGTCGAGAAGTTCTCGAACTTCGATCCGGAGAAGGAGGCCGACAAGATCGCGGAAGAGAAGTTCAAGAACAAGGAAGCGCAGCTCGTTTCGCGTCACCAGGACGCCATCCAGCTCGCCAACTCTGCTCTGGAAGCTCGCACCACGCAGCTCAAGAAGCTGCTGGTCGACAACGCGATCAAGGCCGAACTCGGCAAGCTGAACCCCCTGGAGGATGCGCGGGACGCGATCGAACTCCTGGCGGCACAGTCGGTCCGCACCAAAGAGGTCAACGGCGAATTCGTCGTCGAGGTCGTCGATAACGGGGGCAATCCCCGCATCAAGGACGTCCACGGCAATCCGATGGGCATCGCAGACTTCCTGACGGAACTGCGCGACAAGCGCCCCTCGCTGTTCAAGGCCGACGACAAGCGCGGCATCGGCATGCAGCCGAACACCGGCGCCGGCGGCGGGAAACCCAACCCGTCCAATCCGTGGCTCAAGGACAGCATCAACTACACGGAGCAAATGAAGCTCCTGAACACCAACCCCACTCTCGCCGCCCGCTACAAGCAGGAGGCCGGCGTCCGCTGACGCCTGCCTTTTCGTTTGCTTGAATGCAAACGGAACGAGAGCCAACAACCAACGAGTGAGAAATGGCTCAGACCAAACTCTCCGACATGATCGTGCCGGAGATCTTCCACAGCTACGTCGTGAACAAGACGCTGGAAAAGTCGCGCGTCTACCAGTCCGGCATCATCACCAACATGACCGACCAGCTGATCGACCAGCTCGGCGGCACGACTGTGAACATGCCGTTCTTCAACGACCTGACCGGCAATGACGAAGTCGTCGACGAGTCCCAGGACATCAGCGTCGCCGGCGTGTCGACCGGCAAGGAAGTCGCCGTTAAGCTGTATCGCGCCCGCGCGTACGGCGGCACCGACCTCGCGGCCGACCTGGCCGGCGCCGATCCGATGAACGTGGTCATGGACCGCTTCGCGGACTGGTGGGCCCGCAAGATGCAGACGACCCTGCTCGCCACCCTCAAGGGCGCGATGTCGGCTGCCAACATGAGCGCCAACGCGCTGGACATTTCCGCCCTCACCGGCGGCGCCCAGTACTTCGACGGCGACAGCTTCATCGACGCCACGCACATGCTCGGCGACGAAGAGGGTTCGCTGACGGCGGTTGCGGTCCACTCGGACACGCTCAAGGCCATGAAAAAGGCCGACCTCATCGACTATATCAAGCCGTCCGACGGTGGCGCCGACGTGCCCGTCTACATGGGCAAGGCGGTCATCGTCGACGACGGCATGCCTGTCACGTCCGGCACCTACACGACCTACGTCTTCGGTCCCGGCGCGATCGGCTACGGCGAAAAGGCTCCGAAGGTTCCGGTCGAAGCCGACCGCAACCCGCTCGTCGGCGGCGGCTGGGAATACATCGTCCAGCGTCGTCAGTTCGTGCTGCACCCGCGCGGCCTCAAGTGGCAGGGCACGCCCGCCAAGGCGACGCCGGACAACTCCGAACTCGCCGTGGGCACAAACTGGACCCGCGCGGTGGCCGAGCAGAAGGCCGTCCGCATGGTCAAGTTCGTCCACAAGCTGGCGCCGTAATCTATGGCGACCAACCTCGCACAGGGGAAGAATGGCAGGCAGGCGGTTGGCGCGGCGATCGACGCCGCAGCTGCCGCCGCCCAGCTCGTCCCGGCATACACCAAGGCGCAGTTGCCCGCTGCTGCGACCATGCCGAACCGCATCGTGTTCGTTTCCGACGCAGCGACTGGCTCAGGCCAGCTCGCCTACTCGAACGGCACGGCCTGGAAATCCGTCACCCTCGGCGGCGTCCCGGCGTAAACCAACCGGCCAGGGGCTTCGGCTCCTGGCCCTTCTGATTTGAAGGAGCCCTCATGACCATCGAACGTGGATGGCGAAAGCGCGAGCAGATGGCTCGCCTCAAGCACGAACACTCCAAGGTGTCCGAGACGGTCCGCGAGCAGCGCGCCCGCGTGCTCGCCGAAGCCAAGGCGAAAGCCGAAGTCGAGAGCGACGCTGTCGCCGCCGAGACGCGCGACGACGACGCCATCATGGAAAACGACGACGACGCCCCTACAGGCGACAACACGCCGGAAGCTGGCGAGACCGCTCAGGTAGAGACGCCCGCCGAAAAGCCTGCCGAAGAGCATACAGCTGAAAAGCCCGCCGAAGAGCAGGCAGCCGAAAAGCCCGCCGTCAAGAAGCATGCAGGCAAGAAGGCCAAGAAGGACACGATCAAGGACGCGGCCGAGGCCGGCGATCCTGACGCCATCGTCGAGGACGACTGATCATGAGCTACGCAAACCAGGCGGATATCGAGGATCTCTACGGCTTCGACCTTCTGGTTCGCGTCGCCGATCCCAACAAGACCGGCGCGCCTGACGCCGACCTGATTGCGCAAGGCCTTCAGGGCGCCGACGACATCATCAACGCTTACCTGTCGGCGCAGTATCCGGTGCCGCTATCGCCTGTTCCCGGCTCGATCCGATCGATGGCCGTCGACATCGCGCTCTACCGCATGGCGATCAAGCGCGCGATGCGCACCGACGAGATGCGCCAGCGCTACGAAGACGCGCTCGCGATGCTCGACAAGATCGCCAAGGGCACAGTCGGCCTCGGGCTGCCGCCGGTTGAAGGCGCCGACGGCGCGACCACGAACCCGAACGTGCAGCGCAAGGGGAGGTCGATCAACGCTGTGAGGGCTTGATGGTCAGAAGCGTCAACATCAGGTTCTCCACCGACCTGCTGGAGAAAAGGCTGAAACGCCTGATCAAGCAGGCCCACGACATAACGCCTGCCATGCAAGAGAGCGCCGCCTACATGGTGCGCGCCACGCAGAACCGCATCCTGCGCTCAAAGACATCGCCATCTGGCAAGGTCTGGGCGCCGAACGGGACTGCGACCATCGACATCAAGGGACGCGACTCGCCGCTCTTCCGCTATGGCAATCTGGCCGACGGGATCGAAGCGCAGCGTGTCACCAAGGGCGGTTTCACCATCGCCTCTACCGCGCGCTCAAAGGACGGCGTCGACTACGGCGCTTTGATGCAGAAGGGGATCCCCGCCCGCAAGATGAAGGGCTGGATCAAGCGCAAGAAAGTTCCCGCCCGCCCGTTCCTCGGTTTCTCCGAGGCCAACATCAAGCGCCTCGCCAAGATACTACAAGAACACCTCATGGGGGGATGAATGAAAAGCTCCATCATCGCCTTCCGTGATCTGGTCATGAAGACCATCGCCGCAGAGATCGAAGGCATCGAGGATGTCGACTGGTACGATGGCGTGTTCGATGAAAAGGATGTCGCCGACTGGTCGCTCAAGACCCCTTGCGCATTTGTCTCGGTCAACCGAGCGCCAATGAAGCCCTACGCGACAGGAGAGCGCAGCATCGACCTCCACGTCACCGTGGTCATCGTAACCGAGGACGGTCGCGAACCGCGCGACGGCGATGAGCAGTGCTGGGCCGTCATGGAGAACCTCGCAAACTACGCGCACGAAAACACTTTCGGCGCCCAGAATTCCGGACCGGCCTGCGACGTCGTGTTCGAGCGCATCGCCGACCCAGTGATGCGACGCGAGGGCGTCGCGATCGGCGCGGTGCGCTGGACCTCAAACATCATGATCGGCCCGTCAGCGACCGCGCGCCACGAGTTCATCCACAATCCAGCCAATGGCCGGCGCGTCACCCAGCTGCCGCGCGACCTCTTCCTCGGCATCTCTCGCCAGACGCTGCCAGACGGCACGCAGTCGGCCCCCGAGACGCTCGACCTCACAGAGGATGACGCCTGATGCGCCAGATCATGCAGATCGAGCGCCGAATGCAGGACATCGAGCGCAAGCTCGAAAACAAGCAGCGCCAAGGCAAGGTCACCGAGGTCAAGTTCGACCAGGACAAGAAGCGCTGGTACGCCAAGATGGAAGAGGGCTCCGGAGACGAGACCCTCAAGACCGACTGGATGCCCTGGAAGAGCTTCTCCCATGGCGCCATCAAGTTCTCCGTGCCGCCTCGTGTCGGGCAGCGCGTCACGCTCAACTCGCCGAACGGCGAGTTGGAGCAGGGCGTGCTCGAACCCTTCCACTACGGCCCTGACGATCCTTCCCCCCACGACAAGCAGGACGAGATCTTCGTCCGCGTCGAGAAGCCGGGCGCCAAGGACCAGGAGAAAGTCGACAAGACGCTCGACATCATCGCGACCTGCGACAATCTCAAGGTCTCGATCGGAAAATCGAGCAAGGAGATCACGAAGGACCAGGTCACGACCAAAACCGAGACCGAGACGACGACCGCAGAAAAGCGCACCAAGCG